ATAAATTCGAAAGTTTCTTTAAATAGAACTATTTAAATAATAATAATAAAGTTTCTTTAAATAGAACTATTCAAATAATAATAATAAAGTTTCTTTAAATAAAATTATTAAAATTTTAAAAAAATTTTTTAAATAAAACTATTAAAAATTTAAATATATAATTTTTTTAAAATTTTAAATATTTTTTTAGATATTTAAATATATAATTTTTTTGAAAAATAATCTTTAAAAAATTTTAAATAATTTTTTAGATATTTAAATATATAATTTTTTTGAAAAATAATCTTTAAAAATTTTAAAATTATATAAAATTATTTTCTAAATTTAAGTATATATAAATGTGTTCCCGCGAAAAATCTCATCGCAGACGCCATTCGTCTCCCTTATGTGACTCCGATCATCATAAAAAAAAAATTGACATCGACTCTGACTCTTCTGTTGAAATTGAATTATACTCCAATAAACATAAAGGTGATATACATATTGAAATAGAAAGAAGAGGTCGTTCTCGTTCTCATTCTCGTTCCTCGAATAGTTCTCGTTCTTCTAGTAGCTCTTCAAGCCGTTCAAGTAGTTGTGAAAAAAAATGCAAAAAAGAATCACATAAAAAAGACTCTTATAAAAAAGACTCTCATAAAAAAGACTCTTGTAAAAAAGACTCTCATAAAAAAGAATGTTCTGAATCAGAACATCAAGATAAATGTAGTTTTGAAGAAATTTATAAATATTACAAATATAGAATGTTACACGATAAAGAATTAATGGTAACTGGTTCTACATCATATTTATGCATGAATAATAATGAAGTTGTTACTATACCTAAAAATTATGAAGTTAAATTAAATAATGTTTCATTAAAAAAAAATATTGATTTAGGTTATATTAATGTACCTTATTATGTAAGAGAAGAAGGTGTATATATATTATTTTTTGTTATTAATAGCAATCAAGCATCTCAATTTTCATTTTATGTTAATGGATTAGAACAACCTTTAACTAGATATGGTAATAATGTTGGTGCTGGTCAATTAATTTTAAGAACAATGTTAAAATTAAAGAAAAATGATGCTGTTGTTATAAGAAATTCATCATCTTCTTCTGCAGCTGTTTCGGTTGATTTATATGTTGGAGGTATTTTACCTGGTAATAATTTAACTTATTTAATGATGAAAATTGCTCCATATTGTCAACCTAAATGCGAAGAATGGGATGATAAACATTTATCAAAGAGAAAATTATATTTATTCAAGAAACTTTTAGATAAATTGTTACTTGATAAAGATTTAATGTTAAAAGGTTTTGATATTCATGGAACATTTCATAGATCAACTGGTGTAATAGTACCAACTGATACAGATGTTCCTTTTGAAGCTACTACTAATGTTAATGGTTTATCTTGGTCTTCGGTTGTTCCTGAAAAAGTAAATATTTTAGAAGATGGTGTTTATAAAGTTTTCTTTTTAGCTAATACAACAACTGCAGCACAATTAGCTTTCTTTGTTAATGGAATAGCTATTGAATCAACAACAGAAGGTATTAATATGGGTGCCGCGCAAGTTAGTTTAAGAGCTTTATTAGAACTTAAAAAAGGTGATATGTTAACTGTCAGAAATCATACTTCGACTAATGGTTCTATAGAAATTTCAGAAAAAACAGGCGGAAAACAAAGTGATGTTGATGCTATTTTAACAGTTATGAGAATTGCTCCATTAGTTCAACCTACAATGGATGAATGCAAATTAAATGATTATCATAAAAAATACTATAATAAATTTAAACAATATTTATTAAATCAAAAATGCTTACAAATCGCTGGTTCTAATTCATATTGGAATGTAACTGGTGATACTAAACAAATATTACATGCTAGTGAATCTTTAGATTGGACAAATACTACTTTACAAGAAAATATATGGCATAACCAAGGATCGCCCAAATTTACAATTATGGAAGATGGTATTTATGATTTATTTGCTGATTTAACTAGTAATCAACCAGCACAATGGTGTGTTTTTGTTAATGGAACTGCTGATCTTGCAACATGTTTTGGTAGAGATTCTGGTGGTGCTAGAACATTATTAAGACAATTTGTAAAATTAAATAAAGGTGATGTACTTACTGTTAGAAATTATGAAGCTAATTCTGTTGTTATAGAAACAAGTACTAATGCAGGAGGTGAATTAGTTGGTCAATCTGTTATATTTATGGCATTTAAATTATCACCTATTACTGAATGTGTTCCTTGTTTACCACATCACCCACCTCAACCACCAAAATGTGATTCTAAAGATAAATCTAAAAAACCAAAGTAAATAAGTATAAAATATATGAAAGCACAACTAATTCAATTACACTTACTATAGATGATATTAATAAAAAAATTTTTAATTATACGTAATATAACATATAATATTTCATGAAAATATTAATAAATAAAATAATTATTTTATAAAAATGATTCAATTTTTTGTTCATAAAAATTTTTTTTAATACCTTGGTTAATTATTGGTTGTAAATTAATATCTCTAAGAATAATACCAATACCTTGAATTTTATACATTGAAATAAATTCTATATTATACGTTTTATTATAATAAGATGATTTTTTAGGTTCAATAGCCCACCACTCTGGTTCTGCATCTGTTGTAAATATAAATGTATTAAAAAATATATTTACATTTTTTCTTTTAGCCCATTTTTCAGCAAGTGTTTTAGCATATATAATATTGCTATTAAAATATTTTATAGAAATTGTTTCGTTATTTTTTACTGTTACTGGAACACCTATTTCTGTTTCTGGTGTATTAGGAGAATCTATATGAGTTACTTCTTTAGTAACTATATTTTTATTTTCATCATAATATTGTGCATAAATAGGAATTAATACCATTAATATTAAAATAAAATAATATTTATTTTAAAATTCAATTTTTATTTAAAATAATCTTTATATTCGCTAATAAAATCTTTCCATAGTTTTCTATTGGTTTCATTTGACATAGTATATTTTTTGTTTTTATAATTTTGTTGTTGCTTATATATCCAGTAACCATGTGTTTTTACATCTTTATCATTTTTATGATGGTCTGATGGTCTCTTTTTATTTTCATTTATATATTTTTTAACCCATTCTAATTTTAATTCCCATTTTTTTTTATTAAAAATAAAATATTCTTTGTATTTCACATCATTAATAAAATCTTCCCATAATTTTCTAATACTCTCATCTGACATAATTTGTTCTTTCTTTTGATAATAAATTTTTTGTTGACCTACCCAAGCACCGTGTGTTTTTACATCTTTATCATTTTTATCTTCTGATGATGGTTTTTTTTTATTTTCATCTATATATTTTTTAACCCATTCTAAATTTAATTTCCATTTTTCTTCATTAGAAAGAAAATATTTTTTGTATTTTACATCATTAATAAAATCTTCCCATAATTTTCTAATATTCTCATCTGACATACTTTTGTTTTTCCTTTGATAATTTGATAATTGATTACCTATCCAAGCACCATGTCTTTTTGCATCTTTATCATTTTTATCATAGTCTGATGGTCTCTTTTTATTTTCATCTATATATTTTTTAACCCATTCTAATTTGTTTATCCATATCTCATTACCATTTTTAAGTATTCCCATACTATCATAAATCATATTATATCTAAATTCTACAAGTTCATCGTTAGTTTCATCAACTTTATCTTTAATTTTATTAATAAAAATATAACTATCATCTTTTTTACTTTCATACGCTTGTTTAATTTTACTATCATTTGATGCTAATATTTTTAAGAATTTATTTATATTTACTTCGTCGCCATCACTAGAAAATGGTAATATAATATTTGCAATTGTTTTTAATGGATGTAATCTTAAAGCTCTTCCAATAATTTGTATAATAGTTGTTTTACTAGTAGGTAAGTGAATAAAATATACACCTTTTGTAATTGGTGCGTCAAATCCCTCAACTAAAATACGAACATTAACTAAAAACTTTATTTTATTATTTTTATATTTCTTTATAATATTATCTCTTATTTTCTTACGTGTTTTACAATCAATATATTTAGAACAACCTTTTTCTAATGTATTTAATAATTCATTAATTTTCTTACCTTCTTTTTGAGAATTACAATAAACAATAATATTTATATAATTATTTATTAAATATTCACATATATTCTTATCTGATGGATCATCTGAAAATATAGGTACAATAATGTTATAATCACATAAATATTTATCATTAATCATATCACGAATATCTTTTTTATAATATTCAAAACCTTGATGCTCATCTATAGTGGCAGAAAGATAAACATTATTATTATATTTAATTAAACTTTTTATAATCTTATTATATCCAGTTGTATTTTTAATCTCATCCTCTGTATCATCATCTTCTAGATTACGTTCTAATTCATAATCTTCTAGATTACGTTCTAATTCATAATCTTCTAAATTACTTTCTGTTTCATAAATTTTAGGCATATTAATATGGTGTGCTTCATCTACAAATATTTTATCAAAAGAATCACAATATTTTTCTATAATTGATACACTATTATAAACACAAATAGTAATATCTTTAGTTTCATCATAATAATTACGACTATCTCCTATTGTTTGAATTTTATTTGTAAATTCTGGTTTATGTTTAATTATTTCCGTTTTAATTTGATCCATTAGAATAATCCGCGGAACTAAAATTAAATATCTTTCATTTTCACTCATTGAAAAAATAATAACTATATTTTTACCACTACCAGTTGGTAGTGATATTATAACATTTCCATTATTTTTAATAAGTTCAATTGATTCTAATTGATAATTACGTAATTTAACTGGTTCAGAAATACGTGCTTTTTTTCTAGTATGAATATTACCTTCTCCTTCTTCTTCATCTTCTTCTTCATCTTCTTCATCTTCTTCATCTTCTTCTTCATCTTCTTCATCTTCTTCTTCATCTTCTTCATCTTCTTCTTCATCTTCTACGTCTTCTAATTCTTCTTCATCATCTACATCTTCTAATGATTCTTCTAATGATTCTTCTTCTAATTCTTCTTCATCATCTACGTCTTCTAATTCTTCTTCATCATCTACATCTTCTAATGATTCTTCTAATGATTCTTCTTCTAATTCTTCTTCTAATTCTTCTTCTGATTCTGCTTCTGCTTCTGAATAGGATATCATTTTTTATAGTATTGAAATATGTTTTGATTATATAACTTAAATTATTTAGTTATTTAAATTATATAATTTTCAATTTTTTATTTAAAATAAGTTTTATATTCGCTAATAAAATCTTTCCATAAGTGTCTAATAGTTTCATTAGACATAATATCTTTTTTCTTTTGATAATTTTGCAATTGTAGAGTAATCCATGCACCATATTTTTTTTCATCTTTGTTTTTTCTTGTTGGTCTTTTTTTATTTTCATTAATATATTTTTTAACCCATTCTAAGTTTAATTTCCATATATTATTTCTATTTTTTTGATTACTATAAAGTGGTAATATATTTGAAAAATTTTCTGCTGTTTCAATATATTGTTTTTTTGTATTTTCTACTATTTTATGTGTAGTTAATACAATTTCACCTATCAACATTTTTGTATTAATTATTAATACTAAATTTTTTTTTAATATTGTTAAAAACAATGATATATAATTATTTTCGTCTTCTTTAATTTTTACTAATTGTTCAATAATATCTAATTTTTCAATTGTAATATTATTAATATTATTTAAATTTTTTGTTTCGATTATATTTACAAGTTCATATACATCATTATTAATATTACTTAAAGTTGATTCAATTTGTTTTCTTTGTTCCATTAGTGATTGTATTTTATTTTCTTCTCCTATTATTAAAATAGGTTTTGTAATTTGACTTAATACAAATATCACTTCTTTCAATAATATAATAATTTCCAGTATTGTAGTATTCTTATCATATATTTTATTTATTCGCCAATTAAGCGATGACCATCCCACTCTTATCATATTTGATTGTTTCATTAAATTTATGTATGAACCTAATATATTATTAATACTTTTTTTATCAGGATTTTTTATTGATAATTTATCAACTGTTAGTTTTATATTTGAAATGGCAATTATAATACTAGATTCCTTTTGTATTACTTTTCTCCATAATAGAGGATTTTTAGTAGTAAGAGCGTTAGTTGTTTGTTCATTAACTTCATTAATTTCTTTTTTTACTTTTAATATTTCGTCATTAATATTAGAAATATTTTCGCCATAACTCATTGTTAATCAATAATATTAATAATAATAAATTAATTAATTTATATTATTTTCAATTTTTTTATTTAAAATAAGTTTTGATGCTGACTAATAAATTCTTTCTTTTTATTTTCATAGATATATAGGATTAAAAAAAGTTATAAGTTTTATAATTTTGCTTCTTCCTTGTGAATTTTTTCTTTTTCTTCTTCATTTTTTTCTTCTTTTTCTTCATTTTCTTTTTTTCTTCATTTTCTTTTTTTCTTCATTTTCTTTTTTCTTCTTTTTCTTCTTTTTCTTCTTTGTTTAATTCTTTTGTGTTTTACTATATCGTCAGAGTAATAATCACTCTTATTACCATCAAATACGGTATCTGTTATTCACTTGGTATTGTGTGTGTGTTTGAATTAAATTATTAGTTGGTAATGTGTGTGTGTTTGAATTATATTATTAGTTGGTAATGTGCGTGTGTTTGAATTATATTATATACTCAATAATAATTATCATTAAACTATATAATTTTCAATTTTTTTTATTTAAAATAAGTTTTGTATTTGTCATTTTTTCATTCATAACCAGTTTCCCCATAAAGCAATTCTAATTATTCTTTTGTCTTCTATAAAGTAACGATTCAAATTATGTATTCAATTGGTCTTGTGTGGTTTGATTTTATTATTCACTTGGTGTTGTGTGTGTGTTTGAAATTATATTATTAGTTGGTGTTGTGTGTGTGTTTGAATTACTATTAATACGGTGTATTAATATTGGTCTTGTGTGTGTGTTTGATAATTATACAATTATGATTATCATTAAACTATATAATTTTCAATTTTTTTTATTTAATAAAAAATGTTATAAAAAGATATTAAAATAATTAGTATATTCATAATGTGTGCAATTTTTGCTTATATTAAATTATTAAAATATAAAAATGTTGATAATTCAAAGTTGTTTCAAGATTTTTGGAATTTAAAACCAAGAGGTCCTGATAACTCTTATTTAGAAAATTACGGAGATGTTTGGATTGGTTTTCATAGATTAGCTATTTTAGATACATCATTTAAAAGTAATCAACCGTTTGTTTTCCAAGAGAAAGATAGAACTGTTATATTTATTTGTAATGGTGAAATTTATAATTTCCGTGAATTAATTGAAAAATATGATTTACCAATTAACACTGATAGTGACTGTATGACTATTCCAGAATTATATCTTAAATATACCAGAAATGAAGGTGATGTAAAAGATTTCTTTGATTTATTTCAAGATAATATCAAAGGTGAATTTGCTTTTGTTATGTTTGAATTTGATAGACTTAAAAATTTAAAGAAAATATTTGCTTCTCGTGACCAAATTGGTATAAGACCTTTATATACTAATACAACAATTACAGATGAATTAATTTTTAGTTCTGAAGTAAAAGGCATTAATTCTTATGATGGTGAAATTGAAGAATTCCCTCCTGGTTCTATTACATTATATAATTTTGATGATTTAGGTAAAGAAGTTAACAAATCAACATATTTATTTAAAAATCTATATAAAAAAGATAATATAACTAGTTCTGAAGAATATCATTTACAAAGTATAAAAAATGCAGTTATTAATAGTGTTAAAAGACGATTAGATTCTGACCGTCCTCTTGCATTCTTATTATCAGGAGGTGTTGATTCAAGTTTAGTTGCTTCTATTTCTGCAAAATTATTAGGTTATCCTATTAGAACTTTTTGTTGTGGTATGAATGAAGGAACTGATTTAATCTATGCACGAAAGGTTGCTGAACATATTCGTTCTAATCACACTGAAGTTTTATTCACTCCACAAGATGGATTAGATGCTATTCGTGATGTAATTTGGAAAACAGAAACGTGGGATACAACAACAATTAGAGCATCAGTTGGACAATATATAGTATCAAAATATATTGGAACTAAAACGGATGCTAAAGTAGTTCTAGTTGGTGAAGGTCCTGATGAGGTATGTTCATCTTATTTATTTAATTGGTATGCTCCCTCTGGTAAAGCATTACATCAAACTGCTTTAGAATATGTTGAAAATATTCATTACTTTGATAGTCGTCGTGCTGATAGGTGCCTCAGTGGATGGGGGTTAGAAGGACGTGTGCCTTTACTTGACCCTGAATTTATTGAAGCATATTGGAATATCCCAGCTGAAATGCGTATGCCACAATATAAAGGAATTGAAAAATGGTGGTTACGTAAAGCATTTGATGGAACTGATCTACTTCCAAATGAAGTCTTATATCGTACCAAAGAAGCTTTTTCCGATGGTGTATCATCTAAAGAAAAATCTTGGTTTCAAATTATTCAAGAATATGTAGAATTACTTGTATCTGATAAAGATTTAGAAAACGCATATAATATTTATCCTTATTGTACACCACAAACAAAGGAAGCTTTTTATTATAGAAGAGTGTTCTGTGAATTTTTCGGTGAAAATAGACAAAATATTATACCACATTATTGGCAACCAAAATGGAATGCAGATGGAGAAGAAGTAACTGAATATGTTGATCCATCTGCTAGAACATTATTTGCAACTAAAATGGAATGCATTTAATAATTATAATAATTATAAAAAAAATTAGACTGGAACACAACATGGGTTGTTATCTACAATAGTTCGATAACAACGATTTATTTTATTAAAAATATCAAGATAATAAATATTACTAATATCTTGAGGTTTTTTAATTGTAATTTTAATTACATATAATTTCATATTTTCATTCTTTTGCATCCACCAAGGAATCATACAACTTAATTTAGTAATAATATTAATAGGATTAAATAGAGGTGCTATATCTGAGCGATAATTTGGGATAGGTTTACAAAGTTTCAAATTCTCAAGTGTTTCATCTTTCCATCGACATACCCAATGAGAAGGATTATTTTCATCACCTTTCTTTTCTTGAGTTTGTTCATGTGTTTTTGGTTCTAGTTGATAACCATCATCTATCATTTTAAGGACATTAGAATCAGGATTAATTTTTTTAATATATTCATATAGTTCAGTTCGTGTAGGTTCCAAGTTAAACAATTCAACTAACTTTCCCTTATATGAAATCAATTGTGAATACCAATTTGAAAACTTTTGTGAAAACTCTTGTTCTTTTAAGTCATATTCATTTTTAGTTTGATAATATTTTTCTAACAAATGATGAATTGGTGGTAATTCAGTTTCTATGTATTCAAGTTCCAAAAGTTCAAATGATACAGAATCAATAATAATTTGTTTTTTGTTATCATCATAAATTACATATTTATTAATAACAGATTTTATTTTTTCTTTAATCATTTCTTCTGATAAAATTCCTTGAAAAGGGATACCTTGAACGACACCTTTATCATTAACACCAATATATAATTCACCATATGAAGCTTCTGATAAACGGTCCATAAATGCTACAGTATATTTTGGGACATAATTACGCAAATATTTTTTAATATTTTTGATAATTAAATCATTATAAATCCATTTTGATGATTTAATTAATTCTTCTGCTGTTTTTAAGTCAACAGGAAGACCTGTAGGATAACAGGTAAATTCCTTATACTCATATACAAGAGTTTCTTTACCAATATATTGATTATGAAACATATTACATCTTATTTTATAATTATCATAATTACTATAATTTAAATATTTCAATTTTTATAATTAAATAAATATAATTATACTTTATATTTCAAACGCAAGTTATTTGTTTAAATTATATAATAAATTGTATAATAAATATTATACATGAATTTAGAAGAAATAGTTGATAATTCAAGAACCGACAAAAATACTATACATTCATACTTACCTCTCTATCAAAATTTACTGATAAATAAAAAGGAAACTGCTAAAAATGTATTAGAAATTGGAATATATAAAGGTGGAAGTATAAAATTATGGAATGATTTTTTTACAAATGCGAATGTTTATGGATTAGATATTATGAATAGTGATTATGTTTGGGAAGGTATTAAAAATAATAAAAAAATTATATTACATACATCAATTGACGCATACAATAATGATTTTTTTATTAATAATTTCTTAAATAAAAACATACGATGTGATTTTATGTTAGACGATGGACCACATAGTTTAGAAAGTATGGTACAATTTATAAAATTGTATTCTCAAATAATGACAGACGATGGTATATTAATAATTGAAGATGTTCAATCATGGGATTGGATTGATATACTTAAATATGTAGTTCCAGAAAACTTAAAACAATTTATTAAAATTTATGATTTAAGATCAAATAAAGATCGGTATGACGATATAGTTTTTACAATTGACAAATCAAATATTTAATTTATATTTTATTATACCTATAATATTAACTATAATAAAATTTGACGGTTGAAATATAAAAAAATTGTAATATTTATTTTAAAAATATAATGTATTTATTATTAATGTCAGAAATTCCTTATTATATTATTATTAACAAACCAAATAAACAAATGAAAATTGAACAAAAAATTATTCATAATACTGGTAAAAATTTAGAAGAAATTAAAAATAATATTATTTATGTTATACAAGAAGAAATTCAACCTTTTTCTTATAATTCAGATGATTATGAAAAATTTATTTCTGAGTATTGGTATGAAAAATGTTCAGCTGATGCAGAACCATTTGTATATAATTTGTTTGATAAAACCTGGTCTCAACCTTGGACTATAGAAGACTTATTTGAAGAAGCTTGTGAAGTATTACATAAGCTTGAACTACTTGGTGCACATATTACAGATGCAAATAAAGAAGAAGAAGAATTTGATGAAAAAGAAGATAATGTAGTTGATGATTAAAAAATTGAAATATATATATATGTAATTATATTATTTATTTATTTAGTATGTCGCTTTCAATAGCAGATAATCTTTCTATAACAGAAGTTTATAATAAAATTGCAGTTGAATTTGATGTTACACGTGTTCGTATTTGGGGTAGTGTAAAAAAATTTGTAGATGAAATTTTAATTAATAGTATTAATCTTGATAATGGTTGTGGAAATGGTAAAAATATGTTATATCGATTAGAATTAACATTTAAAGGTATTGATATTTCTAAAGAGCAAGTTAATATCTGTCAAAAAAAGGGTCTTGATGTAATTGAATCGACAATGACATCTTTACCATTTCAAGATGATTTATTTAATAATATAATTTGTATTGCTAGTTATCATCATCTTGATAATGATGATGATCGTAAAAAATCACTCGACGAAATGTATCGTTGTCTTAAACCTAATGGAAAAGTATTAATTACTGTTTGGGCTATGGAACAAGGTGAAGATTCTAAATTTCATTTTACTAAACGAGATGAACAAGTTTCTTGGAAATCTAAAGATGGTAATATCTATTTAAGATATTATCATATTTATAATAAAGGAGATATTGAAGAAGAAATTACACGACTACAACCTAATTTTAAAATTAATAATGTTGGATGGGAAGTAGGTAATTGGTGGATTATTTTAGAAAAATAACTAAAGATTCATATTCATTTTACTTTTGTTTCGCTTAATTAAAGTCTAATAATGTATACTAAAACATAAAATGGAGGCATATTTTCATGTGGTGCACCGTCAGGTGAAGTACCTGTAGATCCAGTATTACCCCCTCCAAGCGCCCCATGTTGCCAAACATTAGCCTTAGTTGAAGTAAAAGCTTTAGAATCATTACCAGAATTATATGTACCATTGGATAATTCGTAATTGTGTCTATGACTTGGTAGATGCGTCGTCTTCAATGACACTGTTTCAGCACCTCCTGTTAAACCTTTCTTTTTAATCGGACCTTCTCCTAAAATAAATCTATTATTTAAATTTGGAGTAATGTAGGTACCTACTGTAGTGCCATCGCAAAGTGCCCATCCAGAAGGTGGAGTTAAATTACCAGCAGCATTTACATCTGCAGCTGTATAATTCCAAGCAACTACAGTACCTCTTGGTACAAGATTAGAATAACCGAGAACATCAAAATTTTGTACTGTTATACTTGCTAAATCATTTGATGGTTTTTCTCTTAATTCTAATGCAGTTGTAGTAGACCTTAACATATGTCTATTTTGTAAGACAATATCACCCAATATATTTAAACCAGTTTTTAAATTTGTAGCAAGTGTACCTAATGTTTGTACAGAACTCAAAAGAGCTGCATCTGTAATAGGAGTATCTCCAAAATTATCTATTTGAATACAATATTTATATAATAAATAAAATAAGATAACTATTATTAAAATAACTAAATATTTTTCCATTAATATTAATAAGAAAATAACTAAATATTTTTAT